TGTCCCGATATTATGTTCTTTAATTGTTTTACTAATATTTGATTTAGACCCTCTAGTTCTTCTGTAGAAATAAGGGCAAACATAAGGTCAGCAGTAGCAGGTAAGCCAAAGGACTCACTTGTGTCAGTAAGCTCAACGTCACTGCTACCATACCCAGAACGAGTAGTTTGAGTAGCTGAGACAATGGGGACGTTGGTTTCAACTGCCAATCCTCTAAGTTCTTCAGCAATTGCTTTGATATACGAGTAAGAGTTGACATTGGCATTTGCTCTGTATCTAGATGAGGCGCAGATATTAAGATAATCTACAAATATTATATCAGGTTTGAAAGATTTTTTCAATGATAGTTCAGTTAGTAATGCTTTGAAATGTCCACTATGTGCTGATGCAGTAGGATACTCTTTGATCACTAAACTACCCATTGTCTTCTTAGTAATATTGTTCACCTTAGTGGAGAACATAGGTTTAGGTAAATCTACAATATCTTGTATTCCAACATTCAATAAGTTTGCATCTATTCTTTCTGCTATCTTCTCCTCTGCCATCTCCATAGTGATGTACAATACATTCTTATCTTGGAGTAAACATGAACTAGCAACATGGCACATGAACAAAGACTTCCCCACACCAGTGCCCGCAAGAGCAATGTTAAGAGTTTTATTTGGGAGACCACCCTTTGTGATCTTGTTAAAGAACTCCAAGTCAAATGGGATCTTTTCTTCTTTCTGGTGATAGAATTCATATCTTTCCTCATAGTCTTGAAGATAATCATGTCCTATATGATTATCGAAAGAAACAGCCAAAGCGTCAGACAGAATGCTAGGAATAGCATCCCTTCCTTTTTTGTCATCTTTTCCATCAGCTATTGCAATAGAGTCTAACAATGCTAAGTATATAGCTCTGTCTCTACACCATTTTTCTGTAGTATCAACTAACCATTCATTCTCTACAGGACTTTCATCAAGACAACTAATTAAATGAGTAACACTTTTAAATGAGTCCTCATTAATATCATCTCTCTTCTCAACTTCAATAGTTAATACTTCTTTTGTAGGCAGTTCATTATACTTTTCTACAAAAGAAAATATCTCTTCATACACCATCTTCTGATGAGGATCTTCAAAATACTCAGACTTGATGAAAGGTATTGATTTTCTTAAATACTTTTCATTGTGTATTAGATTTTTTAGAATTAAAAATTCAATTTGTTCCATAACTAAACTCTCTATTTGCAGTCTCTTCTAGAGCTTGCATAACTTCTGGAGTAAAGTAATCATCTGGATTGGCAAGTATTTGTTTACCATAAACTTTCTTACCATTAATCTCATATCTACCTGCTACATTTTTCCATAGTCCACCTATCTCTCCTAGTTCTAGAAGACCATAGTATTTGTCAAGTCCTCTTTCATCATAATAGAGTCTGATCTTTACTTCTTTATTCTCTTTACTCAACCTTGATTTGTGAGTCTTTGCCTTGATAATATTTCCAATGACTTCTTTTCCATCTTTTTCTTTTGCCTTGCTGAGATAGATGATTGTACTCGCTGCATACTTGAGTCCAGAACCTCCCCCCATTTCTTTCGTTGGTACGTAACTTCCAATGACATCGTATGTATGATTTGTGACAATGAGGGGAACATTTGCTTGTCCAAGTTTTAGGGTTAACATTCTGAATGCACCTTTAACAAGTTGAGATTTAGTCATATCTCTTACTTGTTTATCATCTAGTGCATCTCTAATTTCTTTCTCTGTAGAAAGCATTCCCAAAGAGTCTAACACAAACATACATTGTTTGCGTTCATCTATGGGTGTTTTAAGATATATATCTACTGCCTTAAGTGCCTTAGTTCTAAACTCTTCAATTGTCACTACATTAACAACAACTAATCTTTTTAGGTCAATCCCACGAGACTCAAGTAATCCTTTATTAACTGCGGCTTCAGTGTCAAAATAGAGACAATAACTATCAGGATTAGAATCAAGGAAGTTCTTAACCACTGCGAGGGAGAAAAAAGTCTTTCCAGTAGAGCTCTCACCAGCAATGGCGGTAATTTTATTATTAGATACACCGCCAAATATACTGCCTGATATAAGCCCATTAAAAATGTACGAACCTGTGTCCACATATCTTTCAGTTTCATCAATATCTGATGCGAGTTGTGTGAAGTCATCTCCTATCTCTTTTACAATTTCTTTTAAAAAATCCATTTCAAATGCCTAATAATTTTTTTTGTCTTTCAAAGTATCCATGAAGAATCCATGAACTACTATTCATTTTATCTTCACCACCAACACCATATTTGAATACTACATTTTCATGATTAGCAAACCCCATAACCTCTGGAGTATTACTTGACCCTCTATCACCACCATTACAAAAAATAACTTGCTTAGATATCTCTAAACATTTTCTAATTGCACCCTTGGCAGTATCATCAGAATCATCCCATGATATGACAGCATCAACCATATTCAAATGTCTTATGATTTCTGCTCTCTCTTTCCATGATTGAAAGTATTGTCCTTTCTTTCTTGTCAACCATTCTTCAGTATTAAGACCTACTATAAGATAATTAGAGAGATCTTTTGCTCTCTTAAAGTATGATATATGACCACTGTGAATTGGATCAAATCCACCAGTGACAAGACTCACCTTTTCAAAAAACATTCTACCTCCATTTAGATAATGCTTTTGTATCTGTTAACTTTTGTGTTTCAATTTCATCACTCTCATCTGCATTTGTATGATGAGTAACTTCTTTAAGAGTCTTGAGATAATTTATTACATGTTCTCTAATTTCCATGAGTTCATCATAACAACCTTGATTGTGTGCACAACCACGAAGATCATGATCTGGTTTAAGAACTGACTCTGTGAATAAGTCTAATGCTCTTTCATATTTTTGAGATGGTGTCTCAGGCACATCTATTGAGTTTTGGTCTTTCATGAGAAGAATAATTCTAGGTTAACTACTTTTTCAACATTCCATCCTATGGCGTCAAGTATGACCTTTACAGGTTCAACAAACGCTTTCTCAAATTGTAGTTCATAATCTATGCTCTTGTCAAGGTCTAGTTCAGTAGGAAAGTCTGAAATGAATGATATAACATTCTCATGAATCCAATTAGGTTTTTTCAAATAACAGAACTTGATCTTTTCACCATTGTTGATTAAAGAGTATTTATTGTCTAGTTTTTTATCTTTAATGTGATGATTGTATAAAAGAGCACCTCTTGCATGAATAGGAGTTCCTTTAGCATATATGCTAGAAGTTGATTTATGTTTGTTCACATTAGATACTGTTCTAGGAAAGGCAATATCTTCTGGTGGCATCTTCTTGAACTGAACTCTAGAGTCATCAATAAACTTGATAACATCTTCTTCAGTGCCACTCATCATAATATTAAGGGCATCCTTAATCATCTTTCTGCATGGTGCAGGTGTTGAAGACTTAACAGCTTCAATACCCATCATCTTAAGTTTAGGTTCTTCATATCTTACTCCTTCACTATCCCAAACATTTAGAATATATCTTTTCTTAGCAGTCCATATACCTCTATCAGCAATGTTCTCTCTCTTCATGAACATCTTCTGATCATAAGCATTTACATAAGTTGCCAACTCTTGATATGATTTATCAATAAATGGCTCCAATTTGTCTTGGCAAACTTGATCCAAAAGGGAAACAATCTTAGCTTTATTGTCAATCTTACTATTAAAAAATTTATCAACAAGAGGACCAAAATTGATGTATATAGAGTCTGTATCTGATGCAATAACATAGTCAATATCTTCTGTTTCTAGTAATTTATTTAGATAGTCATTCATTTTGTTCTCTATCCATCTGATAGAGACTTGTCCTGACAATGTGATTGCCTCTGCATTGGCAAGTTTGTAGTACCTAAAATACTGATTACCGATAGCGCCATAAGCAGAGTTAAGAGAGATCTTCTTAGCCATCTGAATATTATTACATCTGGCAATTTCTTTCTCAAGTTTTTTAGTTGGAGTTTTTTCATATGCTTGTTTTGCTTCTAACATTTTTTTCTTGAAGACAACTCTTTCTGCATACATCTTTTCCATTAACTCAGGAAGAAATCCTTTTATGTCTTTCCTATACTGAGCACCATTTGCACAAACAGCACTATCCTTATACATTTCAAATGTAAGTTCTTCACCAAGTATTTTGTCTACTGTAACTGATGGATGTTTTGTCTCCAATAAAGTTTCTGGTGAGATATTATACTGCATAATCAAATGAGGATATAGACTATTCAAGTCAAAAGAAACCACCCAATCATATTTACCAGGTTTAGGTTCTTTTACATAAGCACCAGCATACTTATCATTCTTATCACTTGAGTCTTTAGGTGGTATAACAATATTTCTTTTCTTCAAATAATTGTATATGATAGTGTCCCACATTCTTACCTGATACATCACATCTTGATAGTTGACTTTAGCATCATATGCCATAGTAAGTGCCAACTCAATCAACTTCATCTTGTCTTCAAGTCTGTCAACAAGTTCTACGTCAATGATGTTATAATCTACAAACTTCTTCCAGTTGCCACTATAAAATTCTTTAAATGTATCAAATTCAGAGTGGTCTAATTTCTTTTGTCCTAACTCTACACCAGCAATATAATCCAATCTGTATGACTCTTGCGCTTTGTAAGTAAACTTCTTGTATAACTCAAGATAATCAAGAGTTGTCATGCCAGCAATATCATAAACATTATATCTTCTACCAGAAATATAGATTTCATCTTGCGATACTAATCCCCAAGGTGATAGTAATTTACATTTCTTATCTCCCATAATCCTACTTATTCTTCCACAAAGATATGGGATATCATACAATCTGACATTCCATCCAGTAATAACATCAGGTGGATTTTTAGACCAATGATACAAGAAAGAATTGAGCATTTCAATCTCATCACTGAAGTGATAATAAGTTACATTATCTTGAGTAGGAACATATGGTTTTCTACCCCAAGTAGTAATCTTTTTTGTAGCATAGTCTTGTAATGATATTGTCAACATCTCTTCAGAACAAGACTCAGGATCAGGGAATCCTTGTTCAGCCTTGACCTCAATATCCATTGTCACAAGATTAATTTGACTGATATCAAACTTTACTTCATCTTGAGGATATTTGTCTGATAAGTATTGAAAGATATATCTATTGTTACCAAATATTTTAAATCCATCTACACCATCATACTTTTTGTAGAACTCTCTACAATCTCTTACAGTGCCAGGTTTAACTGGTTCAACACTCTCACCATCAAGTGTTTTATACTTTGTCTTCTTATTTGATTTAACAAATAATGTAGGGGAATATTCTTCTTTGTATATTTCTCTCTTGCCATTTACAACTTCACGAACCAAGAAGTTGTTACCAATCATTTGAACATTGGTATAAAACCTCATTCTTCTATCACACTCTCATATTTCTTTACTATTTTACTATTAGGGTCAACTAAAGTCAATATCTTATCAGATGAAAGCATAAAAGTATTTTGAGTGGTTACATTTAATAACCAAGGAGAGAGGGTTTCATTCTCCTGATCATAAACAAAAGGTTCTGTTAACTTACAATCAGGACCTCCTAATTCACTCTGGACTTCCTCCACTTGTGTCACTATCATTTCCTGTGTCACTAAGACTAGTACTTTGAGATTTTCTTTTTTCATAATCTTCAGATGCTTTTGTATATAGTTCTTTAAGTTTTGGTTGAGGTTCTACTATGCTGATAACCCAATCTGCTACTACAGGTATCTTGTCTTCTTTAGCAAGAGGAAACCAAGGTATTAATTTAATTGATACTGGTTGTCTTTCTGAAGAGTCAGAGGAAACATCAGGTGTTGTAAGCATTGCTCTACAAGGATTTGTAAAGTAATATCCAACCACTGCTTGTTTATCAGTTATCATCTCATCCATATCTGAAATGACTTCTTCTCCTGATTTCAATAATGCGAGTTTTATTGTCATGTTTTTAAACAGTTAATAATATTTTAGCATAAAAAAAGGGGGTTGTCACCCCCTAGTTATTAAAGATAGTCTTTTCTGGCATGATGCTCTGGAATTATCTTACCTAATTTGGCAGTTAATAATCCATCTGCAAAAGTAACATCTTTTACTTCTATGTCATCAGAAAGAGACCATTCTCTTCTAAATGATCTTGATGCAAGACCTCTGTGAAGATATTCCTCTTCTTCTTTGGTTTCTTTAGTTCCTTCTACCACTAACTTACCATATTCTGTGTAAACTTTAATTTCTTTTTTCTTAAATCCAGCTAGAGCAATCTCTAATCTAGATTCTACATTGTTTACATGAACAATATTGTAAGGTGGATAATTTACTTGATTAGTTACATTGAAAATATTTTCAAAGTAAGTGTCTAGACCAATACTGTTTCTAGAGATCCTATCCATCAAGGATTCAAGATCAGCAGTACCATATCTTTGTAGACCAAAAGGGTTGTCCATAATTGTGTCTCCTTTAAAAGCGAGTATTTTAGAATGTGAACCTGTTAAGCATTCACACTACTAATTATACAAGAACCACTCTAAAAGGTAAGGTGGAGAACTGTACTTTATGATACTGTTTCCTCTACTTTATTCTTCTTTCCTATATTATATTTCTGTTCTAACTTCCATTCATGCTTATCTTTATAAGGTAAAACCTTAATTTGATTTAATGGTGCTATATCTTGTATTGATTCTTCTTTTAAAATACTAATGAGGCCCCAGTCAGAAAGGAGACGAGTAATACGATTCCTACGCTGAACATCATTAATAGTAAGGTTAGCGAACTTTCCATCTAAAGCAAATAACTCCTTAAAATGTACTATGAAGTATTTACCTTGTTTATGTAAAATATGACAACTTTGGTAAAGTTTTTTTTCTTTTCTTGACGCTACACCAATTCTTGTTAGAGTTTCCCTTACCTTAAGAAAGTCATCTGGTTCATTCAGTTTGACCTCAATCATTTTATCTTGAGACCAATTAACCTGAGGTTCAATACTTTGAGTCATTTTTTACCACCAATTTCAAGTCGTTGTTTAATAAAGTTTATTTGCTCATTTGATAAAATCTTCAAGACTTGCAATGCTTTCTCATTACTATAACCATAGTATCGTTTAACATAATCCAAATCTTCAATCTTATCCTTCCTAAGCCAAGGGGAAAATCGCTTTCTTTTCCTCACAGTATTTAGATAAAAAGAATATTGAAGGTCTTTATCTAGGAAGTGATATTTGTTCATTTCATTAACAAACAGTACACAATCTAGATGTCCTGACAAACAACGATTGATAATGTATGGTGAATAACTTTTTTTAGATGTAGGATCTGCCTCTAATAAATTTTCTTTTGTAAGATTTATTGAGTTTAACCAATCCTTCAATTCATAGGTCATAATTAAAAAGCATAAGTTCCTTTCTATCTTTCTGATCTCTCATATAACTTCCAACAGATCTCATGGTATATGTCAAATCAAATTCACTAACATTCCATTGTGATGATTCAAATCTATCTTTAATTAATTGATCTGAATTATAACTTATAAGAATATTCATTTCACTTGAACTACAATCAGAGGCAAAATAATCATGGTTAAAACATTTGTGAAGTGTTCCCTTTTTACCATACAAATTATGTTTAATTTCATAAGGTGGATCCATGTATAAGAATACATCATTTTCCTGTTTCAGTAAAATTTCATATCTATTTTTAGTAATGATCCAATTAGATATTAGTTTAGAATATTCTGGTAATTTTTCCAAACCTCTGATTGTAAAATTAGCATCAGATGCTTGTTTAGAAAATGAAGATGATTCAGTCAATCCACTGAAAGAACATTTATTTACAACATAAAATGCAATAGCACGATCAATAGTGGCATACTCTTGATCATTGACTAATTCCTTTGCATCAATAAAAAGACTTCTAGCACTTTCTTGATCTGGATATTTATTTTTTAAATTAATAAGAGCAGTAGATAATGTATTTCCTTCTCTTTGAAGAACTTGCCAAAAATTTATTAATGGTTCATACAAATCACTAACCCACACTTTTAAATGAGGAAACTTCTGAGTTACATATAATGCTACACTACCACCACCTAAAAAAGGTTCACGATATTCTTTATATTCACTCAAGTCTGGAAAATAAGATTCTATCTTTGCACAAGCACGAGACTTACCACCAGGATAACGAAGAGGTGTTTTTAATGATTTACTTTTCATCACCTAAAGTAACATGTATTCCATAAAGAACTGCTGAGAATACAGCTAAAACAACTGCACCAATAAGTAAATTATCACCAGTTAATCCTTGTAAATTTCCATGAGGAATTAATGGTTGTTCACATTTAGTCCATGTACCAGGTAGATGATAAACTGGTGGACAAGATAAAAATAAGTTAAACATTAGTAGAGACTTCCAATTGGTTGTTGACTAGGGGTATCATATCTAGGAATAATCATAGGTGAATTTTCATATGGACTTGTGAACTTTTCTTCTATGATAGTTATTGGTTCATCTAACATTCTGTTAAATGATTTTGACATCTCACGATATCCACTTCCAACATATAATTGACCTGCAAATACAGATAATGTTGCTGACCCCCAAAATATATAATACCATCTTGATTTTACTTGGTGTCTTTGTTTACTTAATTTTAAGTTTGTTTTCATTTCATGATCTCCATAATACCAACATAAGCAAGGTATCCAGAACCTATACCTGATAATAGCAGAAAAATACCCAAAAGTCCAAATATATTCACTTTAAATAATTCAGAAGGGATAATATCACTAAGAGTGTTAAACAAATTTGATTGTATTTCATTTAAATTCACACTCCACCATGATCTCTGTTAGACATGCCAACAGATTTATTTCTTGATCTGCTACGAAGGCAACTTGATATTGATACTTAGCAATAACAAGAACAGCAGCAGGGATGGAAGCAGGTACCAAGGTAGTGAAAAGATTATCGTAAATGTGACGCAATAGAACAGTAGGATCGTTATCCAAGTTATTGACACACCATTTACGAACCTCAGAAAAGTTTTTCTTCTTAAGATTTTGAACAAGCTCATTTGTTTTTACCTCACTAAAAGTTGCTAGAATACCACTGTCTATTTTACCACCAACTGAGTATCTTTGACACTCATTTAACACTCTCCTCCAATCAGGAAAATGTTTGTTGATAAGTTCTGCAAGAACTTTTTTATCTGCATCTATTCTTTCTTCTTCTAGAATAGATAC